TGAAGTCCGTTCCCGCAGAGGGGTAGACGCCCGAGACATAAGGCAACTTGAGGTAGACGTAGTAAGCGCCGGTCGTGACCGTGATCGGGTCGTCGATGTTGTCCGGGACGAGGTTGTTGACCGTGCCAGAGATGATGGAGTAGGTGGAGTTTCCTCCAGAGGTCGAGTCTAGCTGGACGAGGAACGGGTGGAGGCTCGGCATAGGGTCGTCGCCGGTGCAGCCTGCTTCCTCGGCGTAGTTGAGGTATTGGGTCGTAAACGTGCGCGGCACGGTTCCGTTGACCACAGGGGTAGCCCAAGCGGGGATGAAGCCGAGCGCGTTGGCAGCGATGGCGTCCTCGTTGTTTACCACGTTATTCCACGGAGGGGTCGTGGCCTCGTTGATGTAGTAGGGATCCTCGGCCTCGGTGACGTCGGCCTTGTTCATCAGGAAGGTGGCGTTGAGCTCGCAGGGGATGACGATATCCTGCGACCCCACGTGCATCTGGCTGACCTTATACCAGGTCGAGAAGGACGTGAGCGTGGAGTTGGCCGTAAGCGCCGCCACGGAACTGTTCCGCAGGACGTTGGTAAACTCAATCTGATACACGCCCGGGCCTGCCTGCTGGACCAACACGTTGCCGTCCAAGGCCGGGATGGTGTTGAGGCATTCCTGCAGATCGTAAGCCGACTGGGTCGAGGGGTCGAAGGTGGTCGTGGTCGTCGCGCCTGCGTGGGTGAACGTCGCCCCGCCTGACTTGTAGTCGCCCGCGAAGACCACCTGCTGGATGCTGTTGCCGGCCGATGAGCTGCCATCCCTGAGCACGTTGACCGCCACCGTGGACGGAGTAGCCGCGACAGAGTCGATGACGGCCAGCACCCGGACATGATGCCCGAAGAAGCGAGGGTTGAAATAGGTCGTGTGGCAGTGGCCCCAGTCCAGCAGGGTTTCGCCCTCGGCGACTACCTCTTGGTATCCTTCCATCTTCTGGATGTTGGTCTGGTTCTGATAAAGCGAAGGCCCCGCGTCTACGAACAGCGCCTCGAACTCGGCAGAGCCGTCCTTGACGAAGGACACCCAAGGCAGGTTCTGATCCAGCAGGCCACCGTCGAAGGCTCCGTTGCCAGCGTCCCACTTCGAAAGGGTGACATACCAGCGGCCTTCCCCGGTCAGGGAGTAGCCACCGCCGCCGAGCATCCAAGGGGACGTGGCGTCAGCCAAGGGGGCTGGCGTGACCTCAGGGGTCTTGACGGCGACGAAGTTGATGTATGCCTGCCTGTGGTCAGTAAACGCCCCAGTCTTGATGTAGGGCATGGCCGAGTGGGTATAGGTGACCGAGCCCATGGCCACCTGAACGACAGGGGTAGGGATGCCAGAGACAGGCATGGCGATGACGCGGCACTGGAACTGCTGCGGGTTGAGCGCTTCAGTCAGGGCCGGAGAGCTGATGCCAGGGACCTCAGGGATATCGGGCGGCTGAGGGACGTCGGGGAACTTTATGCCGACAGAGATGCCATCACCGAGGGGCGGCGTCCAAGGCTTCTCGACGTCCAGGCTGAACGCGCCAGCAGACGTCTTGAAGGTGTATCCGTTGCCGGGTTGAAGGCTCATGGATCAGAGCGTGCTGACCTTCTGGTATACTTCGCTGGGCCAGCCTTGGATGCTGTAACGGACCTCGTAGTTGACCTTATACAGGGAGCCGAAGTCTTGGATGTTTACCTGGCTTAGGAGCAGCTGATTGTAAGAACCGTTGTCGGCGCTTGAGGTCCAGCCTGCCGCAGGGCCTGCGTAGTCGGGCACGATCTTAGGAAGCAGGGTGTTCCAAGTGTTGTTAAACGAGGTCGTGCCCAACAGGTTCAGCGCTTCGTTCACCATGGCTTCCTGCGTGGTGTAGAAGTGGCCGGAGAAGGAGGTCGTCGGGGCGAGGTAGTTCGTCTTACCGTAGAAGTGCTTGAACTCGGGTTTGACGAAACCGATGAAGCGACCGCCGGACTCGTCCTCGAAGCAAGCGCCGTGAAGTCCCATGTAGGACTGCTTACGCGTGACCGTCGTGATGGTGCTTCCGCTGACGATCTTGATGTAGTCGTTCGGGCTCTTGATTTCAACCAGAGGTCCGACAGGGGACTGGGAATAGGGAGGCTCTCCGGCGATGGCTTCGGTGCTGGAGCCGAAAGCCTCGGTGAAGAAGTTCTGGTTGGTCGTGATGTTCTCCGACGTCAGGCCGTTGGAGGTTCCGACCTCAGGGTTGGTAAAGTTGCCGCTGTTGAAGGTCGGGTCGATGCCCACGTAGTCCACCGAGATTACGGCGATACCAAGGGCGTCCCATGTGACGTTATACTTGTGGGCCTTAAGGAATCCGTAGGCCGGGTCTGGGTGCGCCGAACCGCGTGCGACCAAGGCTTCAAAGTCGGCGGTGTGGTCTGCCTTGTATTTGGTGGTCGAGGTGATCAGGCCGTAGCCATCGCCGACGATGTTCCAGCCCGCTTGAATAAGCGGGGTCGTCAATGCGTTTCCTTTTTCGACAATGTTAGGCATATGCTTGGATTATACAGGGTTGGTTACCGTCGGGCGGGTCGTGGTCATCCACGTGCCACCCTTGACCAGGTTGGCATCGACGAGCTGACGGAGCAAGGCAGACTGCGTGCGCTGCTCTTCCAGCTGAGAGTTCATGGCCTCGAGCACCGGGTTGGCTCCGACACCGATGACGTTGCCGAAACCTTCGGGTCCCTTGAAAGTAGTCTCCATGCTATCGACCTCTTTCTTGGTCGCGATCTGAGCCTCGGCTGCGGCCTTCTGGGCGGCGGCTGCCTGAGCGGCTTCGGCGGCGGCCTTGGCTTCAGGGCCGGTAGCGGCACGGCCAGCGGCGCGCTGTTCGAGAATCTTCTGAATGTCCTCGTTCTTGGCGTAGTCGCTGATGCCCACGCCCATCAGCCAGGTTTCAAAGGTTCGCCCGATTACGGACATAGTTCCCTTGGCTTCGTATACGTATTGGGACATGGCGGCTTCGGCTTCCGTTCCGCTGGTAAGTCCACGGCCACGACCTTCGCCCTGTTCTCGGGCGAGTTCTTCGGCGGCAATCTTGGCGTTCTTACGGTCAAGCGCGTCCTGCCTGCGCTGGGCTAGTTCACGCGCTGAAGCGACCGTGCCTGCGCGCATATACTTGTTCTCGCCCTTTTCAGCGTCAGCCTTTGCGTCGCGAATCTGCTGGCGGTTCTTCTCGATGGCCGCGGAGATCATGTTCATGGCTCCGTTCAGGATTACCATCGGCGCGGCGAAGGAAAGGAACAGGTCCTTGCCGAAGGACTTGAAGCGGTTCTCGATGCCCTCGATGTTCTTCTCCAGGTTGCTCACGGACTTCTTGACCTTGTCCGTGACCTGTTCGGCGTTGGTATCGCCGTTGATGCTGAACTTGATGACGTTGCTCATGCTTCTTCTTTTTCGAGTTGTTCGATTAGTTCCTCATCCTCAGTCGTGAGGATTTTGATTTCGGCTCCCTTGCAGACGGCAAAGGAAGAGTTGAGCCAGATGGCTTGGCACTCCGGCATCGTCCATGCCCGGTCTTCGGGGATGCCGTTGGCAATCAGATTGGCCACCACGCTGAGCGGCCAAGGGATGCCGGACGTCTCCATGCTCTTGGTCTTCTTCTCCCAGAACTTGGGCCAAGCGCTCACGAGGACGTAGTTGGAAAAGCGTTCAATCTGTTCGGCGAAGTAATCACCGTTAGAGGTCATCTTGCCGAGATACCAGGAGTCCTTCCACGTCAGTTTGTCGAGGCGTTCGCCCGAGCAGACCTTGACGGCCACCAGCAAATCGAGCGGACGGATGCCAGCGCCCGATCGGAGCAGGGGGCTTTCGGCTGCTTCCAGCTGCACGCGGTGAAGCAGGCAGAACGGGGAAACAAAACGGCCCAGGAGTTTGGTAAGCCCTGGGTCCGTGAAAGCGGATGTGAACCGCTTATCCATGCGGTTAAGCGACGACGACGGCCTCGTAACAGACGGCAGTCACGGTGACTGCGGAATAGCCACGGTTCGAGCCCTTGTCGGAAACCTTGGTCACCCAGCCGGTGAAGGTGGTGGTGGCCGTGCCGCCAGTGTAGGAAGAAGCGGTGTTGACGGTCAGGGTGAAGGACGCGCCGAGCTGAGGGATGGCCGAGGTCTTGGCGATGAGCTCGACGCTGATCTGCGTCTTGCGGTCGTCGCCGCGCCAAGCGACGGTCATGCCATCCTCATCGACGATGGTGGCCTCGGACGTGAACTCGCCGTCGTTGGTGTAACTTTGCACCACGGCGTTGGCCACGGTTGCGTTCGGCAGGCCATAGATGGCCGTAACGCCTTTGACGATTGCTGCCATATACTATTGCGGGTAAGGTAAGGTTAGCCCTCGGGGTTCACGACCACCAGAATGTCGTAGACTAGGACGGACGCCCAGGAGCGCTCGTTGACCCCCTCGTCCTCGGACAGGACGGTGCAGTCGTAGCAGTGGGCGTCGCCCTGCAGGGTAAATACGGCCTGCAGCGCTTCGAGGTCCTGCATGGCCCCGGCGATGGCGGCAACCCGGGCGCGGTGATCCGTAAGGGTCACGTCGTCGGCAGAGTCGAACAGGGTGACGCGGACGGAGCACTCGTAGTTGCCTAGGCCGTCGGGCAGGTCGCCGGGAGTCCGAGCAGAGTCGCAGAGCACGATGGCCTTTGGGAGCACGTTCGTGTCGGCGCTGTCGCCCTTGTAGATGTTGACCCCAGCGAGTTCGACCTGGGCGGTGAGGTGGGCGGCCACTGCGGCTTCCACGATATGGCGGGCGGATTTGGTTCCCATAAGGTTATTTCTTCTTCGGATTGTTGGCCTGCTGGAACGTCTTCTCAAGCCTTGCGAGCACGGCGGCACGCATTTGTTTCACGCGGTTCCCGTAGACGATGTTCTCTGTCCCAGCATCGTTGGCCACGTTGTTGATGTTCCCGATCAGGTTCATCACGGTCATCGAGACAAAGCCCGGGCTTCGGGTGGCGCTGAACACGCCCTGAGACGAGCGCTTATTGGCGTCTACCCACGGTGCGTTATAGACGCCGAAGTTTCGCTCGACGCCTTTCTTGGTCACGGGCTTGGGGACCTGTTGCATGACCGCCGCCCACCCGGCCTTGACACGTCCTACCTTTACCTGCCGTTCGGCGATGTAGGCTTCCAGCATCTGCTTGGTAGGGATGAAGTATTGAGGACCGCCGACGGGCTGGTTGCGCTTCCAGCGACCTCCCACGGCGTTCTTGTATTTGTCGTGGATGGCTCGCGGGTTGTCCGTCACGCCAGCCATAGGGGTGATGCGCCCGAAGATGTTGGCCTTGCTCAGGTAGTTCTTAGCCTTCTCCTGGGCTCGCTTCCAGTTGGTGTCCTCCATGATCTTACGCATGACCGGGGAGAGCGAGTTGATGCGGGACTCGGTGACGTCCGAGTGCAACTCGTAGAACGTCTGGGTGTCGTTGCCCTTAACGGCGTTGATAATCTGACGGAGGAAGACGGCACGGCCTTTTACCGGGGCGTCCTCGGGGACGAAGATGCGGCGCACGTCATTCCCCAGCTTGTTCATACCGGCCTTGTGGGCGGCCACGCTCAGGCCACGGCCCCCGCCCTTTGGCATCGGCGGGGTGAAGGTCATGGCGTCGCGGCACATCAGCCTGATCTGCTCGCGGGTGACCATCTCCATGTCCCCCTTCACTTCGGCGGCGAAGTGCCTCAGCGCCGCGTTGAAGTCCGCGAGGCTGGCGGGGTCGATGGATGGCCGGGCTTTGGCCATTACTGGTTATCGTCGATGCACTGCAGTTCGATGACGGCGCTGGCCTGCTTGTAGGACTGGCCTTTGACGCGGAGCACCTGCCCGTTT